GACGAGATATATGTGCGCTCGGCTGTTCATGGGCATATCTCGGGCAAGCGCCAAGCCAGCAGGACTGTGAGCTATGAAGTGCGTTCTCTGCGGTCGATCCTTCGGCCCTGATGACGTGGGCTACGTCAAGGGCTCCATATCCGGCGAGGTCCTGGAGCTGCTGCCCTCCGGCCCAAAGCAGACCGGCCAAATCCTGCACCATGAAAACATCCTGATGTGTGTTTCCCATTTCCAGGATATCCCGAAATTCATTGCTGAGAACCTCCAGACCAACGCTGCATCCCGAAAATCCAAGAGCTGATTATCCTGATCACTGATTACGAGGCCATCCTGCAAATCAGGCAGCCCTGGCCGCCAGATGATGCCGATACTCAGACCCGGCTCCAGCTCTATGAGCGGAATGCCAAGCTCTTCAGAGGGCAGCATAATCAAGTCTGGCAGGATGAAGTCCGCAAGCTCCGGGCCGATAAGAGCGGAGATCTCAGGATCGTAATCAATTTCCACCGTCTCCTCTCCCGGCTCTGGTCGGACCTGGTAGCCGGCGAGATCCCGGAAGTAGCGGCAGACCAGGATGATCAATTGGCTGCCCTCAAGCGGATCATCGGGGATAATCTGCTCTGGGAAGCAATCCAGGACGGTGTTGTGGATTATTCCAAGGCCGGCAGCAACATCCTCAAGCTCCGGTTCGATGGCAAGGGCATAATCGAGAACATTCCCCCAAAATACTGGTATCCGATCGTCAGCATCAGCAATGTCAAGCAGGTCAAGGCCCATATCATAGCCTACTCATTCAATGATCCAGAAGAAAAACGAAAAGAGATCAGCTACCTCAAAGTAGAGATCCACAGGCCGCCTGCCGAGGGCGAGGAGAGCTATGTCATCGAGCACCGGCTCTACCGGCTGAAGTCCGGTAAGATCGACTCTGAGCCGCTGCCCCTTGATACCTTCCCGGAATTCGCCGGGCTGCTGCCCATCGAGCCCACCGGCCTGGATGACTTCGACATCATAGACGTCCAAAACAAGCCCGAGACTGACCAGCTCATAGGCACTGACGATTACAGCGACATTAACAGCATCCTCCATGAGATCCTCATGAGGTATGCTCAGATATTCCGAATAGAGGACAAGTTTGCCGATCCGAGCATGTACGGCCCGCCAATGGAAGAGCAGGACCCCAGAGACGGCGAGTATAGGGTGGTTGGAGGATCTCGATATATCGCTGTGGTCGAAGGCCAGGTCCCTCCCGGGATCATAGATGGCCGGGGCCCGCCGGTCACCAGCTACACATCCATCGAGCACCTCATGCAGAGGCTCTATGAAGTCTCCGAGACATGCAGGGTAGCCTTCGATGCCAGCCAGGCAGGCACAGCTCTTTCTGGAACCGCCTTGAAGCTCATGATGAGCAGGCCACTCAGCAAGGCGGGCGGGATTAAGCTCCGGTACGATGCCAGGCTGAAGAAGGCCATCCGGCTTTGCTCCCAGATGGAAGTCTATCATGAGATGCCTGGAGCAATCGAAATTACAGATTTCCAGATCAAATGGAAAGATGGTCTCCAGCAGGATGATATGCTGGATGCCCAACGGCAGGCTACACTCATTGCCGCCCAGGCCATGAGCCCGCAGGACGCTATGAGGGAGCGGGGTATGTCCGAGGAGCAGATTAAGCAGGCCATGGAAGATATCCGGGGGCCTGCAATCCAGGAGCCCGGCACGGCCCCTAAGCTGACACTGCCCGCATTAGGGGATATCAATGGCCAGCAAGCAGCTCAGTGAGGCCCAAGCTCGCCGCCTCATCCAGCTCTACACCGATGCAGAGCGGGAGATCCTGACAGAGTACAATAAGGCGCTGTTGAAGGGCAACGATCTTAAGAACCTCACAGCGCTCAAGAACAATGTCGCGGCAATCCGAAAGGATCTACTGGCAGGCGGGCGGACGTGGTGTGAAGAGGCGGTATCCTCGGCATACCAGGCCGCCGTGGCCGAAGTTGATCGGGGTTTTGCAGAGATCGCTTTCGGGGCGATCCATCAACAGGCTATGCAGGTCTTGGCAGAAAATGCCTACCAGCGCCTTGTGGATGTCGATTCTGTCATAGGCCGGCGAGTAGACGATGTCTACCGGAACCTCGCCCTGGAAGCAGTCCGGGGTGATGTGGCCGGATATCAGACCTGGAAACAGACCGCCAAGCGATACCGTGAAGCTCTGGCAGAGAACGGCATCACTGGATTCAAGGACTCGGGCGGGCGCGAGTGGAATATGAAGAGCTACACCGAAATGGTGGCTCGGACCACCACCCGTGAGTGTAAGATCAATGGGACTGCGAACCGCCTCCTGGAGTATGGCCAGGATCTAGCCGAGATCACAGGCGGCACAGCCAAGAACACCTGCGATATCTGCCGGGCTTGGGTGGGCCGGATAGTGAGCCTCACTGGCAAGACGCCGGGCTATCCTACGCTCGATGAAGCCAGAGCGGCGGGGCTCTTCCATCCGAGATGCACTCATAATATCGCCACAGCAGCACGATTCTAAGATACTTATCACAGTCTACGCCAGACTTGAAATGGCGGGAGTTAATTCTTATGGCAGGAGAAAATGAACCACCAGCGCCAGCGCCCGGCGATGAACAACAGGGCGGAGATAGCACACCTGGGACCCAGGGGAAATATTACACTGACGAACAACTTCAAAAGATAGTCAGCGGCAGACTGAGAGAAGACCGGGAAGCGTTAGAAAAACAGCTAGGGCTTTCTGATCTTGGACTCAAAATCAAGGATGTGAAGGAGATCTTGGCAGCTAAAAAGGCTGCCGATGAAGCCAGCAAGACCGAGCTTGAGAGGATCACCGGAGAACGCGACCAGCACAAGACCGAGGCGGAAGCTGCCAGGCTGGAAGCCGCTAAGCTCCGGGCATTGATGCGGGCCGGGGCTCATCCGGATAAGATTGATGCCCTCCTTAAGCGGGTGGTAGGATCTACACCAGAAGAGATTGAGGCGGATGTCCAGGAGCTGGCAAGTCTCGGACTTCTAGCGAATATCAAACCCGAAAAGACCGGGGCAGGGAGCAACCCCCCGAACCAGCAAGACCTAGGGAAAGAGAAAATTTGGACTGAATCTGAAATCAGAGAACTCCGGCTTAAAGGCATGACTGATGAACAACATGCAGAGATCGTCATGGCT